AAGGTTTAGTTCCTTATAGTGGTGCATCCAATGTTACAAAAAATGCTAAAGGTGCAGGTAGTTTTAGAGATAATACAAATACAGTTTTTACTTTTGTTGCAACAAAAGATAATATTTACAAATTAACATCTGGAAGTTTTACATCTGTTAAAGGAGGTTTAACTATATCAGGTGGAGATACAGATTTTTTTACCTTTACTCAATTTGGACAATACATCATAGCAAGTAATGGAGTTAATCCTCCTATGTATTATCTAATGGGTACTTCAACTAACTTTGCAACACTACAGAGTATTGCAACAGCAGGAACAGTACCAGCTAAGTTTAGAGTTTCAGGTGTTATTAGAGATTTCTTAGTAACAGGTAACATAGAGAACGCAAAAAACAAGGTTGCTTGGTCAGGTATAAACGATATTTCAACTTGGGAAGCTGGTGTTAGTTCATCAGATACTCAAGAGCTACCAGGATCAGGTGGTCAGATAGTTGCGATCACTTCTGGTGAGGTTGGTTATGTATTTAGACAAAACCAAATAACTAGAATGGACTTTGTGGGTGGGAATGTAGTGTTTCGTTTTTCAGTTATCTCTCCAAACAGAGGTGCTGTTTATGGACAAACAGTTTGCCAAGACAATAGACAAGTTTTCTTTTACGCAGATGATGGATTTTTTCAAATCAATGGCGACCAGGTGTTGCCGATAGGAGCTGAGAAAGTAAATAGATTTTTTGATCTTGATTTAAACAAAGCATTTAGTGATAGAATTACAGCAGCAGTAGATCCATTTAATACTTTAGCGATATGGTTATATCCAAGTAAAAACAATCCAGGAAATACTACAGGTATTTGCGATAGATTACTTATTTATAATTATGTAACTCAAAAATGGTCAATTGCTAATGTAAAAGCATCACAAATTTTTGAACAGTTTGTTACAATCAATACTGTTGAGTTAATGGATTTATTATCTGAGAACTTAGATGAAATTAACATATCATTAGACACACCTTATTGGACAACAGGACATTTAAGATTAGGTGCTATTGATGAAAACTTTAAAGCAGCAATTTTTTCAGGAACAAACTTAGAAGCTGAACTTGAAACAAGAGAACAAGAGATATTTCCAGGATTAAGAGCAAATGTAACTGGTATCAGACCAATTGTAGATGCAAGTGCAAATGTAACAATTAAAACTAGAGATAAATTAGCAGATGCAGTTACAACATCTGCAACAAGTACAACAAATACAACAGGCATAAGTCCTGTAAGACAATCAGGTAGATATTTTAGAGCAAATGTCAAAGTACCTGCTGGAAGTGTTTGGAGTCATGCACAAGGAATAGATTTAACAGCAAGTCAAGGTGGATCAAGATAATGTCAGACAAGATAGATATAGATAACATTAGATATTCAATTGAAACACAAGAGTTTTTTCAAAGACAAGTTGAAGAAGCTGTAAATACTTTAATTAACAAAAATAATGCTGAAAGCGACAAGGCTTTTAGTTGGTTTATGAATTAGGAGCAAATAAATGGCAGGAATTAAAGATTACTCAACTACACAATCAAGTAACACTTCTTTAAATGGAATAAATACAGCAGAGGGAATGTTACCTAGTGATTTGAATAATGCGATTAGAGCATTAATGAAAAATACTAGAGATTGGTACAATGATGCACAATGGGTAATTTATGGTGATGGAAATGGAGCATACACTCCAACTTATGTAAGTGGAACACAGTTCACTATTACATCAACAGGAAATGATTTAACTTCAAGCTACCATGCAAATAGAAGAATAAAAGCAACAGGAACAAATACTGGTACAAAAATTGGAACTATAACTTCATCAGCATACTCTAATAATGTTACAACAGTAAATGTTACTTGGGATTCAGGTGCTTTAGGAAACGATACAGATTTAGAAATTTATTTAGCAGGTCTTACAGCTACAGATAATTCAATACCTTTAGGAGTTGTTAGCTCAACTAATCTTGCAGATGGTTCAGTAACTACTGCAAAGATTGCAAATGATGCTGTTAATAACGATAAGATTGCAGATAATGCTGTCCAAGCATCACAAGTAAATGCAAATGCAATTACAGAAGCCAAAATAAATGCAGGTGCAGTAACTGCAACTAAAATTGGAACAGATGCAATTATCACATCAAAAATTTTAGACGATAATGTAACGACTAGCAAAATTCCAGATAATGCAATCACAACTGCCAAGATAAATGCAGATGCAATAAATGGAACTAAGATTGCAGATGATAGTATAGACTCTGAGCATTTAGTTGATGGTTCAATAGACAGTCAGCACATTGGTGCAGATCAAATTATAACTTCTAAAATAGCAGACAATAATATAACGACAGCTAAAATTAATAATGATGCTGTAACAATAGATAAGATTGCAGACGCAGCTATAGTTACAAATTCAGAACAAGCAGCTCATACACCAAACGATACTACTTTTTACACAACATCAGCAGCAGACACTAGATTTTTAAATAAAGATACATCTGAATTAATTAACTCTGGTCAATCTTGGACAAGTAACGATAATTTTATTGCTACAACTGGTGCTATAGATGCAAGAGTTACTGATCTTGTAGATGATGTAGGTGGTTTTGTACCAATTGCAAACGAAACAAGTTTTCCAAATACAAATCCAGATGTCAATGATGGTGTAGGAACTATTGTTAGTGTTCAAGCACTTGCAAGTTCTCATACTGCAAATAGCTCTGGTGTAGTTTCTATTTCAAATGGAACAGTTGGTGGATCAACAGTTACTTTAAATAATTGTGGTAATGGAGCTACTTTAGCAGCAGGTTTTGGTATCTTAGTTGAATCTACAACTACATTACATACTTACAATTTTCACAGATTAGTTCCAAAAGCAACAGAGGTAAGTTCAGTAGCAGCAATCTCAAGTGCAATAACTGGTGTTAATAATATTTCAAGTGCAGTAAGTGCTGTAAATTCAAATGCTACAAATATAAATACAGTTTCTGGAATTTCAGGAAATGTAACGACAGTTGCAAATGCAAATACAAATATTGGTACAGTAGCTTCTAACCTAAGTGGATCAAACACAATTGGAACAGTTGCAGCAGCAGATACTAATATAGGTCTTGTAGGTGGGTCTATAGCTAATGTAAATTTAACAGGTGGATCAATTGCAAATGTTAATACAACAGCTGCAAACATTACTGGAGTTAATAGTTTTGCTGAAAGATACAGAGTAGCAAGTTCAGCTCCAGGATCATCACTTGATGTTGGGGATCTTTATTTTGATACTACAGCAAACGAATTAAAAGTTTATAAATCATCAGGTTGGGCAGCAGCAGGATCTACAGTAAATGGAACAGCAGCAAGGTTTAAATACACAGCTTCTGGTGGACAAACTACTTTTACAGGATCTGATGATAATGGAAACACACTTGCGTATGACGCAGGATTTATAGATATTTATTTGAATGGAGCTAAGTTAGTTAATGGAACTGATGTAACAGTAACATCTGGAACTTCGGTAGTTTTGGCTAGTGGTGCTACAGCAGGGGATATAATTTCTATAGTTGCTTATGGTACATTTAATGTAGCTGCAATTAATGCTGCAAATATTACAGCAGGAACTTTAGCAACAGCTAGAGGTGGTACAGGTTTAAGTTCAATTGGATCAGCAGGACAAGCACTTAAAGTAAATTCTGCTGGTAATGCTTTAGAGTATGGTTCAACTTCAAGTGCAGAAGTTTATGGTTTTAGTAAAAATTCAGATGGTCAGTTAATTATAACAACGACCAATCAGGGTGCAGACAATATCTCAAGTGCAACATACGCCACATTTGATGATGTTTTATTTAGTGCAAGTGGTTTTACATTTAGCATTAGTAATGGCGAATTAATAGCAACAATATAAGGAAACAAATATGGCAACAGTAAATCTAGGTGCTATCAAATTTAACTGGAAAGGTGCTTACAGTAACAGCACAGCTTATGCAGTAGATGATGTAGTTTCATCTGGTGGCTCTAGTTATGTTTGTATTCAAGCACACACAAATCAACCAGTAGGTAATGCGACAGCTTATTGGAATATAATGAGTTCAGCAGGTACTAATGGAACAAATGGTACAGATGTCGGAACAGTATTAACAACACAAGGTGATATACTTTACAGAGATGGAAGTGGATTACAAAGACTTCCAAAAGGTACAGCAAACCAAGAGTTAAGAATTAACTCTGGTGCAACTGCTCCAGAATGGTTCACACCAGTTGCAGCTGGTGGAGATTTTGAAAAAATTGCTACTGGAACTGTATCTAATGCTTCGTATATTGATTTAGATGGTACTTCAGTATGGGGTACAGCAGGAACTTACTCACTTCATAAAGTAGTTTTTAGAAATTGGCGACAAACTCAATCTAGTGATTTATATGCAAGACAATTAAATAGTGGTTCTTTAAATACTAGCACTATTTATTCTTGGAATATTGTTGGAACTAACTCATCAACTTCTACTTTATATGGAAATAATGGAGATAGTGATAACTCATTTAAATTTACAAGAGACCAAATAAGAGGAGATAGCGAAAGTCCAAACTATATTAATTTTGAATTAACACTTGGAAATATTAATGCAGGTGCAAATGAAAAAACTTTAATGGTAACAGGACAAATTGCATCACCAAACCATGATGGCAGTAATAGAAATATTGGTCATAGTATTTTTGCATCAACAGTATGTAATAGTTCTGACAATGCAAATAGAACTGGAATAAGATTTTTTCCTGGTGGTGGAAATTATTACACAACTTGGACAACTTATGGAATGAAAGTATAAGGAGAATAAAATATGAAAAAACATATTAATGGAGAAGATATTGAAATGACAGCAGAAGAAATTTCTGAATTACAATCTGTACAAGCAGAAAAAGCTGAACAAGAAAATCAATATAAAACTCAAAACGAAAATTATGAAACTCTTAAAGCTAGTGCTAAAGCAAAGTTAATTGCAGGAGAAGCATTAACTGAAGATGAAGCTAACACAATAGTTTTATAAACTTAAAGGCTAGGTAGAAATATCTAGCCTACAAAATTCAAAATAATAAAGGAAAATTAAATAATGTCTAAAGCAAGGAATCTTGGAAATATAGTATCTGGAACTACCAGTACGATAGAGAATCCAGTATTAAAGATTAAAGGTGATGGCTCTAGTGCTGATGCCAAGCTAACTTTAAACTGTTCTCAAAACAGTCATGGTGTATCTATTCAAGCACCACCTCACTCTGCTGGACAATCTTATAATTTAATTTTACCTCAAAATGTAGGAACGAATGGACAGGTACTTGCTACAAATGGTAATTCTACAAACCAATTAACTTGGGTTGATGCTGCTGAAACAAAACCAACTGTAGCTGATGTATCTCAAACGATTGCACCTGCTACTGCTACAACAATAAGCATTACAGGAACAGGGTTTGCTTCAATACCATCTGTTACTTTTGTTAATGGTTCTACAGGAGCTATTACAAATGCTAACACAGTTTCATTTACCAATGCTACAACACTTTCTGTCAATGTAACTTTGGCTAGTGGTAACTATTATGTAAGAGTTGAAAATCCAACTGGTCTTGCTGGTAGATCAACAAACAATATTATAACAGCTTCAACTGCACCAAGTTTTACAACTGCTGCTGGGAGTTTAGGAACTGTAGCTGGAAATTTTAGTGGAACAGTTGCAACAGTTGTAGGATCATCCGATAGTGCTATAACCTTTTCGGAAACAACAAGTGTTTTAACAAATAATTCACAAGCCAATTGTACTTTAAATAGCTCAACTGGTGCTATTACAACAAGTGATTTTGGTGGTAGTTCTACAACACCAGTTTTATATCAATTTACATTAAAAATAACTGATGCTGAGGGTCAATTTGTAACTAGAGATTTTAGCTTACAATCTAGCTTCGGTGCAACAGGTGGAGGACAATTTAACTAATGAATAACATTTTCAAATCGTCAATCAATAACATAAGCAAGGAGATTTGCTAATGGCTAGTACATATTTAACTTCTAATATTGGTTCACCAAGTCAACAAAGATTTACTTGGTCGCTTTGGGTAAAAAGGTCAAAGCTAGGTGTAGAACAACACATGGTAGGAAATTACAATGCCAATAATAGAACTCATTTATTTTTTACTAATACCGAAAAACTATATTTTTATTCTGAATTAAGTGGTTCAAATGTTATTGCTTATCAAACAAATAGATTATTTAGAGATTTAAATGCTTGGTATCATATTGTTTGTGCTGTTGATACAACTCAAGCAGGTGGAAATAGAATTAGAATTTATGTTAATGGAGAAGAAGAAACTTCTTTTGCTACAGAAACAGAGTGTAATCAAAATACAAATTTATCTATTGGAACAACACATTATATTGGAACTTATGGTGGTGACGCAGGTAGTGCTAGTTATAGTTTTGATGGTTCAATATCTCATTTACATTTTGTAGATGGCTCACAATTAACACCATCTAGTTTTGGTTCTACAGACAGCACAACTGGAGAATGGAAGATAAATACTTCTCCAAGTGTAACTTATGGTTCTTCTGGATATTTTATTTTAAAAGATGGTAATTCAGTAACAGACCAATCTGGTAATAGTAATAACTTTACAGTTGCAGGTGGTACATTAACGAATACTGAAGATAATCCTTCAAATGTTTTTGCTACACTTTCTCCTCTTCATTTATCTGGAACTCAAAATCTTACAAATTTATCTTTTTCAAATGGAAATAATACAGTTACAAGTACACAAGCAGGTTCTCCTTATCCATTTGCATTTTCTACTATAGCAGCAAGTTCTGGTAAATATTACGCAGAATTTAAAACTCCTACATCAGATAGTTCTACTATGGGAATTTCAACAGGAGTTGGTTCAGGTGGTTTTTTAGGTGGTGGAAGTAGTGAGTATGCTTATTATTATGATGGTAGATTATATAATAATGGTTCTGGTTCATCTACTGGTTTTGATGCTTGGTCAGATAATGATATTATTGGTGTAGCAATAGATTTAGATAATAATAAAATTTATTTTCATAAAAATGGAACATATCAAAATTCTGGAAACCCAACTGCAGGAACAGGTGGAAACTCCATAACAGCTCCATCTTCAAATGGAACTGGATTTTATCATTTTGCTTGTGGAGATGCAGGTGGTGGTACTCCTTCTGTTCAAGCAAACTTCGGCAATGGCTACTTCGGAACTACAGCAGTAGCAACAAATTCTGGTAATGGTTATCAAGATGCAGATGGAAATGGGATTATGAATTATTCTGTACCCACAAATTACAGATGCTTATGTACGAAAGGATTAAATCAATAATGGCATATACAACTATCAATAAGAGTTCGGATTTTTTTAATACTAAACTTTATACAGGTAATAGTTCAACTAACTATATTACAGGTGTTGGATTTCAACCTGATTGGGTTTGGATGAAAAATAGAGGTGCTGGAGATCCGCATTATTTATATGATGCAGTTAGAGGTGTTACTAAATATCTTTCTAGTAATGATACTGACGCAGAAGCAACATCATCTAATGGTTTAACAGCTTTTGGAACAGATGGTTTTACTCTTGGTAATGAAGGAGATATAAATGGAAATGGAAATAATTTTGTATCATGGAACTGGAAAGCAAATGGTCAAGGTTCATCAAATA